TGGCAACTAAACCTGGCCTGTACGCCAATATCCATAAAAAACAGGCACGTATCGAACGTGAAAAGGCTGAAGGTAAGCCAGTAGAAAAGATGCGTAAACCTGGAACTAAGGGCGCCCCAACAGCTAAAGCATTTAAAGAATCAGCTAAAACGGCTAAGAAAGGATAATATGCCATTAATTAAATCAGCAAAACCCGCCGCATTTAAAAAGAACGTGGCCACCGAAATCAAGGCTGGCCGTCCTGTTAAACAAGCAGTAGCAATCGCATATAGCGAAAAACGTGAAGCACAAAAGAAAGGTAAGAAGAAATGAACTTAGATAGCGTAAAGATTGAATTTGCCCATACCATTCAAGAAATGGAACTAATTCTTCAGGGATTGCGTAAGCTACCTATTGAAATCGCATTGGAGTTGCATAACCGCCTTCATGCTGGTTCTAAGGCACAGGTAGATGAACACATTGCAAACCAGATTCAAGTAACGCCAGCTAATGAAACTGAAACAGAATCTGTTGCGTAAATACCACAAAAAGTCTTTATAATTCAAGAATATGACTATTGAATCAACAAACGATAAAGGTGGCGCCCCAATTGGCAATCAAAACGCCAAGAAGGGCAAACTTTTTTACGACCAGTTGAGGAAGGTTCTTGTTCAGAATGACCAGTTAAAACTACGCATGGTGACTGAAAAGCTAGTGGATGCGGCAATTGAAGGTGAACCATGGGCAGTAAAGGAAGTCATTGACCGCATGGATGGCAAAGCAGTAGCCGTACAAGAACTGACAGGTCCTGATGGGGCTGAACTTAAAACAGGCTTTACGATAGTATTTGAAGAACCTGATGGAACTCCAACAGACGATTAAGGAAGCCAAGGCAAAAGCTAGGTTTCCCGCCAAACTTAAAAGTTTATTTGAACCAAAGAATAGCCGGTACCGTGTGTTCTACGGCGGACGAGGTGGGTCAAAGTCATGGAATATAGCCAGGGCGCTATTGCTTAAAGGATGTGAAGATAACATTCGTGTTCTATGCGCCCGTGAATTCCAAACCAGTATTAAAGATTCCGTACACAAGTTATTGGTTGACCAGATAGGCAACCTTGGATTGGAAGCCCATTACGAAATTACCCAGAATTCCATACGGGGCATCAATGGCACGGAATTCATCTTTGCCGGCATCAAGAACAATATCAACGGTCTAAAATCTATCGAAGGAATTGACATTTGCTGGGTAGAAGAAGCAAACAACGTTACTTCCCTGTCATGGAACATACTTATTCCTACCATCCGTAAGGAAAATAGCGAAATATGGGTATCTTTTAACCCTGAACTACCTACAGATGAAACCTTTAAACGGTTCGTAGTAAATCCCCCTGAAAACGCTGTAGTCACCAAGATTAATTGGAATGACAACCCATACTTTCCGGAAGTATTGGAATTAGAACGCCAAGCCCTTAAAGCACGTGATATAGAAGCGTATAACAACGTTTGGGAAGGTATTCCACGTCAGACCATAGATGGGGCCATATTCGCCAAAGAAATGACTATGGCTGAATTACAGGGTCGTATAACCAATGTTCCGTATGACGGAACTAAAGGCGTTCATATTGTGTTCGATTTGGGGTGGAATGACAGTACAGCCGTGTGGTTTGTGCAACTGTTCCCAACTGAAACCAGGCTGATACGTTACATAGAAGATAACCAGCAGACGATTAGCTATTGGTTAACAAAAATTCAATCATACGGTTACTTAATTGATACCATCTGGCTGCCACACGATGCAAAAGCGAAGTCCTTAGGAACTGGTCGTTCCATAGAGGAAATTGTACGACAAACAGGTATTACAACCAAAGTGTTAGACCGTGTTCCAGTCATGGATTCGATAAATGCGGCACGAACAATCTTCAGTAAATGCTATTTCGATAGGCAAAATTGCGAAGAAGGCTTACAATGCTTAAGACATTACCGGTATGATGTTGACCCCGAAACGAAACAGTTTAGTCAGAAGCCACTTCACGACCATTACAGTAACGGGGCCGATGCCTTCAGGTACATAGGATTAATGATTAACGAACCAAGGAAGCCGCCCAAAAGGACGGTTCCCCACGTTCAATCTAGTTGGATGGGATAAATTATGGCTGAAACGGTTGAATACGATTACGACCCACGAATTGAGGATGCAAAACAATTCCTAAGATTTGCGGCCGATGCCGACACCAATAACCGTTCAGAAGCCCTTGATGACCTAAAGTTTGCTGGTGGCGACCAATGGCCAGTTGAAATCCAAAACAGTCGTTCAGTTGAAAGCCGTCCTTGCCTGACAATCAATAAGGTGGATGCGTATATCCGCCAGCTATGCAATCAACAACGTCAGCAACGCCCACGCATGAAGGCGCATGGTATGAACCATGAATCTGACGAAAAAATGGCAGAAATCATTACTGGTATCTGTCGCCATATTGAAAATCAATCCAATGCAGACCACGCATATGACACCGCTTATGAATCAGCCGTGCGTATGGGTTGGGGATATTGGCGTGTAAATACCAAATATGTAAATGAAAAGTCATTTGACCAAGAAATCTACATTGATACGATTGACAACCCTTTTACCGTATATTTTGACCCCAATTCGGTGCTACCTGACGGTTCAGATGCCGAAAAAGTGTTAATCACAACGGTAATTCCTAAAGAAAACTTCAGGGCAATGTACCCAGGCGCCGAAGATGGAAGCGGATTTAGCGCACGTGGTACAGGTGATAGCAATGCTGAATGGGTAATGAAGGAAGATATTCGCCTAGCTGAATACTTCTATACTAAGATTGTGAACACCGAACTGATTCTATTGTCCGATGGCACACACGTTTATGAAGATGAAATGCCAAATCCAGACCTTTTGGAAGCCGCTGGCATTTATGAAGTGTCTAGACGTACATCATGGCGCAAAGAAATCCATTGGTGCAAGCTAACAGCTATGCAAATCCTTGAAGAAGGCCGTTGGATTGGTAAACACATTCCAGTTATTCCTACTTATGGTCAACAACTGGTTATTGAAGGCAAACGTAAGAAATTTGGTCTAGTACGTATGGCTAAAGACCCACAAAGAATGTATAACTTCTGGGTTACATCAATTACTGAATCGGTTGCCCTAGCGCCCAAAGCCAAATGGATTATGGCGGAAGGACAAGATGAGGGTCACGAAAACGAGTGGTCACAAGCTAATACTAAAACCATGGCTTATTTACGGTATAAGCAGACTGATACCGATGGCCAGCCGGCACCACCCCCCATCCGCCAAGCACCGGAACAACCGCCAGCGGGAATTATGTCAGCGGCGGCGGGAATTAATGCAGACTTAATGGCAGTTGTAGGTATTTATGACCCAAGCCAGCTTCCACAAGGAAATGTGTCAGGAAAAGCCCTACAAGGTCAGCAAATGCAAGTGGATATGACCAATTTCCACTATTACGATAATTTGACACGTTCTATTGCCCATACTGGTCGCATTATTCTTGACCTGATTCCTAAGATTTATGACAAAGAACGGGTAATGCGGATTATTGGGGATGACGGCAAGCCTAAAGTTATTACCATAAATCAAAAAGGTCAGGACGAAAACGGCATTGAAAAAATATTGAATGACGTAACCGTTGGTCAATATGACATTGTTATGGACACCGGCCCTGGCTACAGCACTAAGCGCCAAGAAGCCGTTGAATCTATGATGGCCGCTTTGACAGCTAACCCTAATTTGTTTGGTCAAATTGGTGATTTGGTGTTCCGCAACATGGATTTCCCAGGTGCAGACGTTATTGCAGACCGTTTGGCTTCTGTTAACCCATTGGCCAATATTGATGAAAATTCAAGCGTTCCGCCACAGGTTCAAATGCAGATTCAACAGATGCAAGCCGCAATGCAACAAATGGGACAGCAAAATCAGCAATTACAAATGATGATTAAACAGCGCCAAGACATTGAACAGGTTAAACAAGCCCATGAGGACCAAAGGGCAATCCTTAATGCTGGCGTTAAAGTGCATGACCAAAACACCCGGTCAATTACTAGCCAAAATAAGATGGAAATTGATGCCATTATGGAACTTTTGTTACACCATATGGACACCAATCGCCTTGAAAAAGAAATTGCCGCCCGTAACCGTGAACAGTACGAATACATGGGTCAAGCAAATGTCGGATTAGGACAAGGAAATGTTGCACAACCACAATAAAGTGTTGTAATATAGTCACAACCTACCGTTGGGTTCAGCGGGTCAAATCTTGGAGTTATCCATGTCAGAAGCAAATGTAGCAGAACGTTTGGCATCAAACGTTGTAACAAGTGAAAATGTAGTTGAATGGAATGTTAATAAGTTAGGTTTAGCTACCGAACCGGCCCAAACTGCGGCTGAAACCGTTGAGGAAACTCCAGTTTCAGAGCCAGTATCCGAAGAAGGTCAGAGTGAACCAGCCGTAACTGAACAGGAAACGACCGAAACAGAGGAACGAAAACCCAACCCCAAGTTGGAAAAGCGGTTTTCAGAGTTGACCAAAGCACGTAAAGCGGCAGAAGAACAAGCCGCCCAAGAACGTGCCGCTAGGGAAGCGCTGGAAGCACGTTTGCAAGCTTTAGAAGGACAGCAATCGAATAAGAAAACGAATGAGGTCAATACAAAGCCACAACCTGATGACTATGCAGATGCGTTTAGATACGCTGAAGCTTTAGCCGAATGGTCAGCAAACGAAGCAGTAGCAAGACGTGAACAGGAAATAAAGCAACAAGCTGAACAGGCCAAGCAACAAGAAGTAATGAAAACTTGGCAACAAAAGCTTGATGCAACAAAGGCTGAATTACCTGATTACGAAGATATGGTTGCATCATCAACCGTTGCTGTAAGTGATGCGGTGCGTGATGCGATTTTGGAAAGTGATGTTGGTCCACGGATTCTTTATGAATTAGCTTCAGATGATGAACTGGGCGCCAAGATTGCAAATCTATCTACTGCACAAGCTTTGAAAATGATTGGTAAGTTGGAAGCGAAGTTTGAGGTGCAAGCCGAAGAACCAGCTAAGAGTAAGCCTGTTGCGGTGAAGTCTAATGCACCGAAACCTATTAATCCTATTCGTGGGACTGGCAGTCAAAGCGTTTATACAGATGGCGAACAAATCGACTATCAAGCTTGGAAAGCTGGCCGCAAATTAGGAAAGATTCGTTAAGGTAACAATTTAATTTATCCTTAAAGGAATTAGTATCATGGCAAATAATTTATTGACGATTTCAAAAATTACTAATGAAGCTTTGATGGTTCTAGAAAACGAACTAACATTTACTTCTGAAGTTGACCGCAATTATGATGATCAGTTCGCTGTCGTTGGTGGAAAAATTGGCGCAACCGTTAACGTAAGACGTCCTGGACGTTTCGTAGGTGCGACAGGTCCCGCCCTTTCGGTCGAGGATTTTAACGAAACTTCTGTACCAGTCACATTGACAACGCAATTCCAAGTTGCGACCCAGTTCACAACCCAAGATTTGGCATTGTCTTTGGATATGTTTTCGGACAGAGTTTTGAAACCCGCTGTAGCAACAATTGCGAATAAGATGGACCGTGATGGTTTGTTGATGGCTAAGAACAACACAGCAAACATCGTTGGTACCGCTGGTACAGCACCAACTGGTTTGATTACCTACTTGACAGCCGCCGCTTACCTTGATTCTGAAGGTGCGCCACGTGACGGTCGCCGTAGCTGTATCGTTGAGCCATTCACATCCGCAACTATCGTTGATAGCTTGAAAGGTTTGTTCGTTCCACAAGAAGCAATTGGCGAACAGTATCGTAAAGGCTTGATGGGTCGGGATTCCGGCGGCATGAACTGGAAAATGGACCAAAACGTTCAGGCACAAACATTCGGTAGCTATTCCGGTGCTACATTGTCTTGTAACGTTACAACTGCAACTGGCTTCTTGACTTCAGGTTGGGCACAAACTTCTACCATCACTATTGGTGCTACAAGTGCGGCCGCTACATTGAACCAAGGTGACACATTTACTATCAACGGTGTTTATGCAGTTAACCCACAAAACCGTCAAGCTTACGGTTCAGGCAAACTACGTTCATTCGTTGTTACTTCAGCCGTGTCTATCAGTTCTGGTGGTACTGCTTCTGTTACTGTTTCCCCAGCCGTTATTACTGCTGGTCAGTTCCAGAACGTTAGCGTAACTTCAACTGGTTCACAGACTGTTAATCCTTTCAACAACACCGGTACAACTTCTTCACAAAACATCATCATGCACCGCAATGCGTTTACGCTTGCAGTAGCTGACCTTGAGTTGCCTGAAGGCGTTCATTTCGCTGGTCGTGCATCTGATAAGGAAATTGGTTTGAGTATGCGTGTGGTTCGCCAATATACAATTAATAACGATTCCATTCCTACACGTTTGGATGTGTTGTATGGCTGGGCTCCACTCTACCCAGAACTCGCTTGCCGTGTTGCATCGTAAGCATTAATTAGTGGGGCTTAAAAACCCCACTTTTTTAAACCAAATTAAAGGAAATAATCATGAGCAATCCAGGACCAGCATCAACCCAAACGATTCACCCATCAAATCTAGCTACTAACCAAGCTATCCGTTTGTTAGGTGTATTGACTGGTGTAAACGTTAACGCTACTGGCGATAACGCAATCCCTATCCAAAACACAACTAACTTTTCTGTTAGCAACTTTATCGTTACCAATGCTTCTACAAGCTTGACAACGGCAGTTGCGGCAGTTTACCCAGCGGCTAACGCACAAGGTACTGCTATTGTTGCGGCTTCTACTGCGCTTTCAGGCAATACTGGTGCAACAGTTGTTAACCAATTGACAGTAGCTTCTACTGCTACTCAATCAACACAAAACGTATATTTCCGTGTAACTACCGCCCAAGGCGCGGCCGCTACTTGTGACGTTTATGTTTACGGTTACGACTTTAGCAACTACAACTTAACAAACCCTATTGGGGCTTAATTAAGTAAGAAGTAAAGGGAAAGCCATCCTCAAAAGGGGTGGCTTTTTTCCTATTTGGACTTATAATTAATCATCCTCATTTAAAGGAAAAATCATGTCATCTACTACCGTTACACGTGGCAATGCTCACGAAACTTTTTATATTTCTGTACCTTTAACGCCTACCGCAGTTGCAACCGCTGGCGCAACACAAAATTATGCTTTGCCTGGCTTACAAACAACTGACCTAGTATTTGTTCAAGGCGTTGTTGGTTCACAAACTGCTGGTGTTGTTGCCGCTGAAGCTGATTGCTTGGCCGCTAACGTATTGACTGTTCAATGGGTTAATGCAACTGGTTCTAGCGCAACTCCAGCAACTGGTAATTACATTATTCAAATTACACGTGCTGAAGGCCCATTACCAGCAACGGCGGTTTAATCATGGCTAACACTTCGGTATATCGCTTTATTGGCCCCACAACGGCAATTACCGTTAGTGGAACGTCATCTACTGCTGTAACTATTACCCCAGCCGGCAACGACCAAATCAACTATTGTGGTTTCCTCAATACTGGTGCAAACCCTGTTGCTATTACCATTACCCCTGTAGTTCAGGGTGTTGGTTCAGCACCAGCGGCGGTCTTGCCAACTGGCGGGAATAGCAGTCAATCATTTGTATTGGGCGTAGCAATGTCCCAACCTACAGTCATTGCAGTACCACAAATATTCAGCATTACCACTATCGGTACTTCTGGAACTTTGTATGTAATGCCAATGGCCGACCAATCGTAAGGAAATAATTATGGCAAACCCAGGCGTAGCTAATAGTTCAGTAATCAATCTTTTGCCCGTACAGGCCGAATATGATGCCAATGGCAACTGCCTGGGTCTTTTTGGTCAAGGCGGAAACGCATTACAAACACCATTAAATGCTACTAATTTAAGTATTGAAGGAAATTTAGTAATTTCTGGTGCAAACCCAACATTAGGTTCTGGTTGGGGTACAAATCCTTCTATTCTTGCTAGCAACACATTTTGTTTTAAAGTAACGGTTGGTACTGGTGGTGCGGCTAATGGAACAATTAATCTTCCAACTGCACCTAATGGATGGCTAGGATTTGCGGCAGACGTTACTAGCGGTAATGCTGTATTTTTACAATTAACAGGAAGCACCGCTTCTTCAGTAACTTTTACAAGTTATTCAGTTACTACTGGTGCGGCCGCTAACATGACTGCTGGGGACATTGTTCTAGTCAACTGCATCGCTTATTAAGGTTTAGTATGACTACACCATCAAATTCTGCGGTACAGAATTTACTGCCGGTTCAGGCTTACTTTAACGTAGATGGAAGTTTTAATACTTTTATCGGGCAAGGTCAGCCTTTTTACGCTACAGCTAACCCTGTTCAATCAGGTTTAACAATTACTAACAGTACGTTAGATAGTAGCCCAATAGGTTCAATTACACCTTCTACTGGTGTTTTTACCAATATTGCTACAAATACTGGCACAATTAGCACTAACGCTACAGGTGCTACGGATATTGTCAACCTTTTGACACTTCAATCGTATGCAGTTGGAATTAGTTGGAAAGCACCTGTTACTGCTGCGACTACTACAAATATTACCCTTTCAGGGCTTCAAACAGTCGATACAGTCAGTTTGGTTGCTGGCAACACAGTCTTAGTCAAAAATCAGTCAAACTCTGCTCAAAACGGCATTTATACAGTTTCTAGCGGTGCTTGGACTTATGCGACAGGTTGCACAACTTGGTCGCAATATGTAAGTGCTTTAGTTTTCGTAGAATATGGCGGTCAAGCTGGTTCAGCATGGTATTGCACAGCACAACCAGGTGGAACACTTGGCACGACTGCAATGACTTGGTCTAATTTTAGTACGGCCGCTAACTATACTGCTGGCACAGGGTTAACCCTTAGTGGCTATCAATTTAGCATTACAAATACTGCTGTTACTGCTGGTTCTTATGGTTCTGCATCATCTGTAGGCACTTTTACAGTTAATGCCCAAGGTCAATTAACTGCGGCATCATCTACTTCTATTGCTATTGCTGGCAATCAAATTACTTCTGGAACAATTGGTTCTAGCTATATTAGTGGTTCATATACTGGTATTACTGGCGTTGGCACTCTTACTGCTGGTACTTGGAACGCATCAACTATTGGTGTTGCTTATGGTGGAACAGGCGTAGCTACATTAACTGGTCTTGCATATGGCAATGGTACAAGTGCATTTACGGCCGCTACTGGTTCACAAATTGCTTCTGCAATCGGCACAACATTTGTAACCAATGCTACTAATGCTACAAATGCAACAACGTCAACTAATTTAGCTGGCGGTGCGGCTGGTTCATTGCCTTATCAATCAGGTAGTGGTGCAACTACATTTTTGGCCGCTGGTTCAAATGGTCAATATTTAACATTATCTGGCGGTGTTCCAATCTGGGGTTCATTAGGTAGCATTGTTTCTACATTTAGTGCTGGAACAACTGGATTTACGCCTTCTACAGCTACTTCTGGCGCTATAACACTTGCTGGTACATTAAATATAGCTAACGGTGGAACAGGTATTACTTCTTTTGGTACTGGCGTACAAACCGCATTAGGACAAACTGTAACCGGTTCAGGTGGTATTGTTTTAGCAACTAGCCCAACTTTAGTAACACCAGCATTAGGCACCCCATCATCTGCAACCCTTACAAATGCTACTGGTTTGCCAGTATCTACAGGTATTAGCGGATTGGGTACGGGTGTTGCTACAGCATTAGCTGTAAACGTAGGTTCTGCTGGTGCTTTTGTAACAAATGGTGGGGCATTAGGTACACCATCTAGCGGTGTAGCAACCAATTTAACAGGCACAGCATCAGGTCTTTCAATTGGTGGAAATGCGGCAACTGCCACAACAGCAACTAACGCTACAAATACAGCTATTACTGACAATACAAGTTCTAGTTCGACCTGGTACCCAACTATTGTTTCAACAACAACTGGAAATTTACCGCAAACTACATCATCTACTAAATTAAGTTTTGTCCCTTCTACTGGCACTTTAAGTGCAACAGCATTTAGCGGATCAGGGTCATCATTAACTGGAATTGTTACTTCTTTAACAGGAACAAGTAACCAGATTAGTGTTTCAGCATCTACTGGATCAGTAACTTTATCAACACCACAATCTATTGGAACATCATCTAGCGTTCAATTTGGTTCTTTTGGGGTGGGAACGGCCGCATCTGGAACAACTGGTGAAATTCGTGCTACAAATAACGTAACCGCTTATTATTCTTCTGACATAAAGTTTAAAGAAAATGTCCGTCAAATTGACAATGCAACACAAAAAGCTATTGCCATAGGTGGAAAATACTTTGATTGGACTGCTGAATATATTGCAAATAAAGGTGGCGCAGACGGATATTTTGTTCGCAAAAATGATATTGGTGTTATCGCCCAGGATGTCCAAGCAGTTCTTCCTGAAGCAGTTAGAGCAAGAGAAGATGGCACTTTAGCAGTAGATTATCAAAAACTTGTGTCATTAGCGTTTGCTGCTATTGCTGAATTACAGGCTGAAATTAATAGCTTAAAAGGTAACTAATCATGACGATGAACTCGTCAGGGCCTATTAGTTTAGCGGGAACTACTGCTGGCGTTTCTATTGAAATAGAAAATGGCGGTAATGGCACTACCCAAATCAGCCTTAACGATTCAGCAGTCAGAAGTTTAGCTGGCGTTCCTAGCGGCGCTATTACAATGCCAACAAACTTTTATGGTAAAGCTAATACTTATTCAGCATCTTATGTAATCGTAGCTGGTGGTGGCGGTGGTGCATCAAACTTTGGTGGTGGCGGTGGTGCTGGTGGATATTTAGCTTCAACTGCAACACTTACTAAAGGTAGTGTTTATACAGTAACAGTCGGTGCTGGCGGCCCTAATACCACTAATCAACAAGGCTTTTCTGGTTCTAATTCTTTAATTAGTTCAGTAGCTACTGCAACTGGTGGCGGCGGCGGCGGCGGAGTTAGTGGTAGGGCTGGATTAAGCGGTGGATCAGGCGGTGGCGGTGGCGGTAATAATCAAGGTGGAGCAGGCGGTGCTGGCACGTCAGGTCAAGGCTATGCTGGCGGTACTTCCCCATCTGGTAACTATGGTGGCGGTGGCGGTGGCGGTGCTAGTGGAGTTGGCCAAGATGGCACAGACTCAAGCGGTCAGGGAGGCGGTAATGGCGGTAATGGAAATTCAACGTCAATTACAGGTTCTTCAGTAACATACGCTGGCGGTGGCGGTGGCGGTGGCTATGACCCTTATGGAGTTGGTGCTGGTTCAGGTGGTTCTGGCGGTGGCGGTGCTGGAAGTTCAAGTCCCGGTGCATCAGGCACTAATGGTTCAACTAATACTGGTGGGGGCGGTGGCGGCGGTGGTGGTGGATCAAACAATGGTGCTTCTGCTGGTGGTAGCGGTATTGTTATTATTTCTGTTCCAACTGCTAATTATTCAGGCACGACAACAGGTTCGCCAACAGTTACAACTAATGGTTCTAATACAGTTATGAAATTTACTTCATCAGGAAGCTACACAGCATGAGTCATTTTGCAAAAGTAGAAAATGGCGTAGTGACAGAAGTAATAGCTATTACGCAAGAATTGATTAATTCAGGCTTGTGGGGCGACCCTACAACTTGGATTCCTACTTCTTACAATACTAGAGGTGGGGTTCATTATGCACCTGACAGCAATACACCCGATGGCGGTGTAGCTTTAAATATGAATTTTGCTGGAGTTGGATTTAATTGGGATGGAAAAGGCTTTTATGCATCTTCACCATATCCAAGTTGGGTATTTGATGAAAAAACTTATTTATGGCAACCCCCTGTTGCTTATCCTACAGATGGTAAATTTTATGTTTGGGATGAAAGCATTGTTAATTGGAAAGAAATTATAAAATGATTTTTACTTGGAAATTTTTAGAACTTTTTGCTGATGGCGACCAATTGGTTTCTGTTAGTTATTTTCTTTTTGGAACTGATGGAATTAATACAATTGAATCAAAAGGCAAACATAATTTTACTGATGGAATTGTAAATAAACCATTAGCTGATATTGTTGAATCAGATTTAGTTCAATGGATTGAAAAAGATACTACCAAGAATGGCTTAAATCCTATAAAATTGGCTATTGAAAACCAATTAAAAGCCCTTGAAACCGCTAAAAAAGTGGATTTTCCATGGTTAGCTAACACATTTACGGTGGAATAATATGGCCCAGCCAATTGACATTATTAGCGGTGCATTAAAAGATATTGGCGCTTTGGCGGCTGGGGAAACACCAACTGCTGATTCGGTACAAGATGCTTTTACAATGATGAATGGTTTGATTGACCAATGGTCTAACGAATCCATGATGGTTAGTTATAAGACTGAAATCATATTTCCTATTACCCCAGGTCAAATTCAATACACAATTGGTCCTGGCGGCACAATTGGTTCAGTATTTACAGGTTCTATATCTGGTAACGTTTTAACTGTTACTTCTATTCAATCTGGTGCAATTGCCCTTGGTATGACAATAAGTGGAACAGGAATAGCTAATGGCACGACTATTACGGCTTTTGGTACAGGCGCCGGTGGAAACGTTAATGAAGCTGGCACATATACTGTTAGCATCAGCCAAACGGCTTCTTCAACATCCATTAATGCTTATTATCAGCGTCCTCTTGCTATTCAGTCTAGCTTTGTGCGAATTAATACTAATAGTAACGGTGTTCCTATTATCAACGGGGGTTTGGACTATCCCGTTGCAGTCCTCAATCTTGAAAATTATGAAATGATTGGTTTAAAGACCTTATCAGGTCCTTGGCCAAAAGCAATGTATTACCAGCCTAGCGACCCATTAGGCAACATTTATGTATGGCCAAATCCATCACAAGGCGAAATGCACATATTTGCTGATACTTTGTTTACACGTTATCAAACAGTTTATGACCAGATTGTGTTACCACAAGGCTATGAATTAGCCCTTAGATGGTGTCTTGCGGAACGTTTGCTACCTATGTATGGAAAAGCTGACCAAGTAACTTTAGGAATGATTGCTAAATTTGCCGCTGATTCTAAAGCAACTTTAAAGCGTACTAATATGCGCCCAATTCAAGCTTCTACATTTAGTGATGCTTTATTAGTTGGCCGTCAAAAAGATGCTGGATGGATATTAACTGGCGGTTTTTTAAGATAAAAGGGGCTATATGCCGGATTTTGGATTTATTGGCCCATCATACGAAGCCCCGTCCATCTATCAAGATGCACAGGAATGTATTAATTTTCGTCCTGAAACTGACCCATTAAAACAACCTGGTCAAAATGGCGTTGTAGCTTTATATCCAACGCCAGGATTAACTGTTGTATCACAATTATTTAATCAAGATGAAGTACGTGGGATGCGTACTGTTTCGGGCGGTCAATATTGCGTTGCAGTATGTGGTCAATATGTATATGTTTTAACGTCTAATTTAACGCCTACTTTAGTAGGTACTTTAAATAGTAGTTCTGGTCATGTAGGAATTACAGATAATGGCCAATACGTTTACATTACTGACGGTTCTTATCGTTATGCTTGGCGCATTTCTAATCCGGCATCAGCCCAATTTATTGGTTCAGTATCAGGGACAACCCTAACTGTTACATTAATGAAATCTGGCACGATTGCCGTAGGACAACAATTATTTGGTCTTGGCGTAACACCTGAAACCATTATTACAGGTCTTGGAACAGGTACAGGTGGTGTTGGCACATATACAATTAATTTAAGTCAAACTGAAACATCAGAAGTATTTAATTCTTCTGCAACTGCCGCTACATTTACTGGTTCGCTTTCTGGTGGAATTTTAACTGTAACTGCCGTGTCTAATGGAACTTTATACCCTGGACAAACTATTCAAGGTTCTACAGTCAACGCTGGAACCGTTATTACAGCTTATGGTGGCAATACAGTATTAAGCAATAGTATTGTTACTGGTGGTAGCGGTTATGCAATTAACGATATTGTTACAGCAATTGGTGGAATTTATACTGTTCCGGTTAGTTATACAGTTACCGCTGTTACTGCTGGTGTTGTCACAGGGTTAACCATAACTACTTCTGGCCAATCTAATTCTTATAGCGTAGAACCTTCCAATCCAGTATCTTTTTCCACAAACGGAAACGGGACGGGTTTAACTTGTAATTTAACGTTTGGTACTGGTATTGGCGGAACAGGTAGCTATACAGTTAATGGCACACAAACTGTAACTTCTAGGACAATGTATGCGCTTAACTTTACGGTTTTGCCATCTTCTGATGGCGCTTTTACTGGTGCGAATGTTGTTGACATTGTTGATAACTATTTTGTTTATAACAGGCCTAATACTCAACAATGGGGTTGTTCTAACATTCTTTCCCCCATTTCTAATCAATTAAACTTTAGTTCTAAAGATGGTTCGCCTGACAATTTAGTGTCGATTATTGTATCTAACCGTGAAGTATTTTTAATGGGTGAAACATCATCTGAAGTATGGATTGATGCTGGTCTGTTTCCATTTCCATTCCAAAGGATTCCAGGAACTAATACCCAACATGGTATTGCCGCCCCATTTAGTACGGCCAGAATTGGTAATTCATTTGCCTATGTAAGCCGAAATATTCGTGGCCAAGCACAAATTATGATGATGAACGGCTATATTCCAACACGAATTTCTACCCATGCTGTAGAAAATACACTTTTGGACCAATATATTGAAGATGCAATTGCTTACACTTATCAATTAGAAGGTCATGAAGTTTATGTAGTTACATTCCCAACAATTGATTTAACTTGGGCATATGACATTTCTACAGGAATGTGGCACAAATGGCTTTCTGTTGACAATCAAAACGTTTTTCATAGACACCGTTCTAATTGCCAAGCTAACTTCCAAAACATGAATTTGGTAGGTGATTACCAAAATGGTTTAATTTATATGCTTGACCAAGCTAATTACACCGATAATGGCAATGAAATCCGCAGAGTTCGCAGATGCCCACATTTGGTTAGCGATTACCAACGGGAATATTTTCACGAATTACAGATTTATTTCCAGCCAGGCGTAGGACTTTCTAATGGCCTTGCGGCTAATGAAGTGCCACAGGCTATGTTGCGTTGGTCAGATGATGGCGGTTCTACTTGGTCTAATGAACATTGGACTTCTATTGGCGTTCAAGGCGCTTATAAAAACCGTGCTATTTGGCGTAGATTAGGCTTTGCACGGGATAGAGTATTTGAAATAGTTGTTACTGACCCAGTAAAAGCGGTTATTATTGCGGCAAATCTTAAAGCAGATGCGGGGTCTAACTAATGGCTAATAGTCAAAATAATGGCGTTTGGACCAATACCCAAAGTAATCCCTATCCCCAGTCGCCCTTTTTGGATGAACAAACCAAGCGCCCAACACGTGCTTGGCAACAGTATTTATTGAATTTACTAAACTTTTCTTCAGCTACCAATGCCACAAAAGGCACCGGTACGTTACCTACTAATCCGGCTGGATTTATTAATATTACTGTTAATGGCCAACCAATGAAAGTGCCATATTACAACCCATGAATCTTGTTTACGTTAAACCTTCTATTCCAGTTAAACAGCAAATAGAAAATTTGCAAACTGAACTATTAAAAATGCCACAAGCTGACATAGTGACAGAACACGTTTTTTATCCAGGTTTTTATGAACGAAAAATTACCATTCCAGCTTGGACAGTATTAACTGGCGCCGCCCACAAAACTGATTACAAAATTCGTTTAGAAAAAGGAACAATTGCTGTAAATGTAGGCGAAAAAGTAACCATAATGACCGCCCCTTATGAATTTGAAGCAAAAGCTGGTGAACAACGTGTTGGACGTGTTTTTGAAGAAGAAGTGGTTTGGGTGGACGTTTATGCCAATCCAGATGATTGCCAAGATTTAACTGTATTAGAAGAACGTCTTTATGTTGTGCCAAACTGCGGTTTAGGCGAAAATAGAGTTGCTTTGCAAATTAATAATGCAAAAGCAGATTACAAGCTTTTTTTAGATCAAATAGGTTTAAATGAAGTGGAAATTGATAAAATAGTAACAAATGAAGCGGATGTAATAGATATGCCTAATGGATATTTTGTGAAACTTAAAGAATCAAAAATCCATGGAAAAGGCTTATTTGCTACAAAAAACTTTAAATTAGGGGAAATTGTTTGCCCCGGCCGATTGGCTGGTAAACGAACCCCTGGCGGTAGATTTATAAATCATTCGTATGACAGTAACATTATGCCAATAAAAGTTGGTGATGATATTTACGCAATGGCCAGTCGTGATATTTACGAAAATGAGGAATTGTTAGTAGATTACAGGTCATCAATGAGGGTTAATTTTGGTATTACATTACAAGGGGAAATGCCATGTCAGGTTGGGTAGCCGGTGCAGTAGTAGTTGGGTCAGTAGCTTCAGGCTATTTGCAATCCCAAGCCACGCAAAATGCGGCGCAACAATACGCTAATGCCGCAAATCAAGGTATTCAGTATAGCCAAGGTATGTTTAATACCATTAATAACGAAACTTTGCCTTACCAAAACACAGGTTTGCAAGCAAATAACGCTATTAATTCTATGTTGCCCGGCACTTATACCAATGCTCAAGGCGGAACTTCTACTGGTTCTGGGTATTTAACTGCCAATCCAACCATGAATGATTTGACACAATTGATGCCAAATTATCAATTTGGATTAACACAAGGTATGGGTCAAGTTAATGCTGGCATTAATGCTGGCGGTGGGTATTTAAGCGGTAATGAAATTCAAGGCGCTAATACTTTTGCCCAAAACTATGCTGGAAATGCTTTGCAAAACGCTTTTACTAATTATCAAACCAATCGCCAAAACGTTGCTACCAATCTTTATAACGCTTCTAATATTGGCACTACTGGCGTACAAACTGCGGCTAACGCTGGTTCTGGAACTGCTTCTAACGTTTCAAATATGCTTTCAAGCATTGGTAATGCCCAAGCTTCTGCAACAATGGGCCAAGCTAATTCTATTGCTGGTGGATTAAATAATATTAGTAATTACGCTATGCTTTATGGAATGACACAACCAGGTGGTTTAAGTGGTTCTGATATTCGTATGAAAGAAAATATTGAAACGGTTGGCTGGTTACCAAATGGTTTGCCAGTTTACACTTGGGAATATAAACCAGAATTTAAAAATGACGATAATTGCGGTCACGGCAAATTTATTGGTGTTATGGCTCACGAAGTTGAAAAAATTATTCCTGAAGCCGTTATTACACGTCCTGACGGATTTAAAACGGTTGATTACTCTAAAGTTTAGGAAATAGTTATGGCTGAATTTACTGCGGACTTAAATCCAAAACAAAACACCATGTCCCTTGGTGATATGATGAAAATGGGGCTTTATGGTGCCGAAACTCAAATTGCCCAACGTGAAGCCCAAATGGCAACACAAAAAGCAAAAGAAATGCCTATTATTCAAAATTGGGCTAAAGACCCATCTAATAAGCTTGAAGATGGTTCTTTTGATTTGCATCAAATTCCAGCATTAATTTCAATTGCCCCAATGTCAGGTCCTGAATATGCTGACAAAATTATTAGCCTTACAAAAAATCATATTGAAACCAATAAAGCATTAAATGAACTTTCTGAACAAAACAGAAAACCAATTGCTTCAGTATATGGTTCTTATGGTCAGTTGGCCGCAAATGGACAAAAAATTACTCCAACAGATATTGTTAATTCTTTAGAAACATTAAAACAATATTATCCACAAAATGCAAAAGCTATTGATGGACAAATTAAAGGCTGGTCAGCTTATCCTAAAGACCATCCTGTTGACCCACAAGCATTATTACGTGCTAGAAATGAATCTTTAACGCCAACCCAATTAATTGACCAGTTTTCACCTAAAGTTGGTATGTCTAAAATTGGTGGCGCAGACGTTCCAGTTGTTACTACACCTTCTGTTTCTGGCGAAACACCAAGTATTAAAACTACTCAATTTAGTAGCGGTACAGGTGGATATATTGCTGGCGGTACTACCGGTGCTACAGCATCTAAACCAACAACTGAAGAAGCTGGCAAACGTTTACCAGCTATTGTTAACTATGGCGCTGGACTTAAATATACTCAAGACCCCGCATTATTTAATCTTAATGATGCTCAGAAAAAAGTTTATGACAAAGGCGATGAAATGGTTAATTCTATTGGTGCTGGTCTTAAAGCGGCCAAAGATATTCAACAACCAATTCGCAAGGTTGAAGAATACATTAATAGCGCAAGTGGTTCTAAGCTTTATCAAACCCTACAAGCTGGCGGTAAATACGCATGGGGCAATTCTGATTTAGATTCATTAGTCAAAAACGTTGCTTCAATTCAAGCTAGAAATGCTGAAGTTATGGGATTGTCAAAAACTGACCATATGCAAGATTTGAACGCTAAATTAAGTGGTAGTGAAAAAATTGACCCCAAAGCATTGGCTGGTGTTATGCAACAAGTTAAAGCTGATGCCGTGGCCGCTGAAAAATATAACAACGGATTGCAAAAATTTGTTGAAAAGCATGGCGATATTAATGGCCGTATTTTGGCTAATAAATTTCAACAAGCTTGGGCAGATAATTATGACACACGTATCTTCCAACAACAAAACATTGAAAATTCTAATTTGCCAGAAATTGACAAACAAAGACGTATTGCTGAAATTCATTCCACAATGTCTAAAGATGAATACAAAGAACTTGAAAATAAAGCTAAGATTCTTTACCGTTTAGAAAAAGGTCTATATCAATAATGGCTGACCCAACATTAGATGATGACATTCCTGGGTTTAAAACACCCTATTCTGGTACTGATAGAGTTGGTGTAACAGTTGCCCCAGCACCGGCTTCTTTTGCCAATGCAAAAGCTTTGCCAACACCGGCACCTGATGTTGCTGACTTACAACCTGACCTTAAAGAACGTATTGATGCACTACGGGATTTGTGGAAAAACAATAAAGAACTTAACCCTAAGGGCGAAGATTTGCCTATCATTAGCGGTTATAGAACTAAAGAACAGCAACGTCAGCTTTATTTAGACCGTCTTAAAAATCCTAATTTAGTAGCTGAACCTGGAAAAAGCCGTCATGAAAAGGGTGATGCAATTGACATTCACCCACGGGTCCCAGATTCATTATTAACACAAGTAGGTTTGCACCGTCCTTATGGCGTTAAAGACCCAGTTCATGTTCAAATTAATCCAGATTTGCCATATGAACCAACCCCATATGATGTAGAAGCTGATACGGATGTGCCTGGCTTTAAATCTACATACAATCCTAAAGGTCCTACAGCCGCACAAGAAATGGGTGCAATGTATGAAGAAGCCAAAAAAGCCCCTGGCAACCTAGCTAAAACATTTGCTTCTGCCGCTGATACAGCACTAAATACTATTCCAGCTACAGCCCAATTTGTTGCAGAACCAGTAGCTAAATTAATTGACCGTATTGGTGACACTAAAGTTGCAGAAGAAGCATTGCAAAAGGCAACTAGCTACTTCCAAAGTCCATTTGGTAAAACATTTGGTCTTACAAAAGACCCAGTTTATAACGCTGAAGCAACCCATCAAATTATGGATTACGTTGGTGAACACGCTGACCGTGGCGCCCAATGGATTGCTGATAACACCGGTATGGATAAGTCAGATGCCGCATGGTTTCTAAATGCCGCCGCACTTAAAGCCGCACCATATGTAGCCCGTGGCACTAAAGCTACTGCCGCTAAGGTTGGTGAAGTTGCAACTGCTGAAAATGCTGGCAATTTACTTTCTGAAATAAGTGGCAAATTAACTGCCGCAAGCCCATATAACACTAAACGTGCATATGCCGCTGGATTTGAAAAGAACCCAGCAATTTTAGAATATTCAAAAGAAGGTGCAGTTTCAGCACCAGAAGTTGTTGGAAATGTAAGACAAGCTTTACAAAACGTTAAAGAAAGCAGAAAACAAGCTTATCAACAAGGAATTGCTACTACCAAAAATAATCAAGTGTTTTTGGACTTTAAACCTATTCGTGAAGCTTTTGATGCAACTGTTGAATCACTTAAATCTAAAGGTGTTGGCGGTGTAGAAGCTTCTAAAGTTGGTCCAGAAACTATGTCCAAGGTTAAAGAAATAGAAGATATTTTGAATGAATGGGAAAACAAACCTGAACTTCATACTGCCGGCGGTTTGGATGACCTTAAACAGCGTATTGATGATGTTTATTCACAAGGAATGACTGAAAATGCAAAACGTGTAATGACTACTACACGTAATGCCGTAAAAGACACCATTGTTAAGCAAGATAAAAATTATGAAAAAACAATGGCTGATTATGAAAAAGGCCTTGAACTCGAACGTGAAATTGAAAAAGCTTTAAGCCTTGGAAATAAAACTGGTGTTGATACTACCATTCGCAAGCTTGCCCAAGTATTTTCTAATAAAAGCACATTAAGCAAACAATATCGTTTAGAACTATTGCAAGAACTTGAAAAGGTTGGCGGAAAAGACGTTATTGATAAATTGGTTGGTTATGCTATGGGTCAATCCACGCCTGGCGGATTGCAATTGCTTGGTGATTTGGTTGTAGGTGCTGGCGCACATATGTTAAGCCCTGAAGCTGGCGTTACAACATTAGGTGCATTAGCGGCCGCCCAAAGTCCTAAAGCGGCTTTATATGGTGCCTATGGTGCTGGACGTACTGCACGTGCAATTAGCGATATTGGGGCTAATGTAAAATCCCAAGTAGCTAAAGGTAAAACAAAATTAAGTGAATTAACTTCTAGGAAATAACTATGGCATCCGTACTTTTATCCCCAGTTGGTAATGGCCAACAATTTTTTGATAACAATGGTGTGCCATTAAATGGCGGATTTATTTACACTTATCAAGCTGGTTCTAGCACATTGTTGACTACCTATACAACTAATAACGGAACTATTGCTAATCCTAATCCTATTGTTTTAGATTCTAGTGGTCGTCCACCAAATGAAATTTGGATGCAAACTGGATATAGTTATAAGTTTATTATTCAAACTTCTTCTGGCACTACATTACAGACTTTAGATAATTTATATCCAATATTGCAAAATGCACCATCAGTATCAGCATCAATTCCTAGCGGTTTAATTGCTATTTGGTCAGGTAGCCTTGGTTCTATTCCTAGTGGCTGGGTGCTTTGTGATGGCACCAATTCAACCCCCGATTTGCGTAATAGTTTCATATTAGGTGCCGGCAATAGTTATGCTGTAGGCACAACTGGTGGTTCAACAGACGCTATTGTAGTAAGCCATACACATACAATTATAGACCCAGGACACCTTCATAATTTTGGAAAACGAGGTGATGACGGAATTGGAACAGCAAATTATTATGGTCCAGTTGGATTTAACTTGGATGTAGGTGCTGGCGATGCAAATATGTCATCTGCAACAACCGGAATTACAAATCAATCCGCTGGTGTAAGCGGTTCAAATGCCAATATGCCACCATACTACGCATTAGCGTTCATCATGAAATCATAGGTGTGGATATGGTAGATATTGACCCAGTTAAAGTCGGTGTAATGTGGCAAAAAGTTGAAGCTATGGAACGTGAAGTAGCTGAAATGCGCCACGATATTAAAGAATTGCTTGCTATGGCTAATAAAGGTCGTGGTGGATTTTGGGTCGGTATGATGGTTGTATCGGGCATTAGTTCATTAATTGGTTTTGTAGCACATTACTTTACGCAAAAATGAATAATAATTACCGATTAGTTCTTATTTGGTTGTTGGTTTATATTGTTGGAATATCGGCAACAATAGGATCGCTTTGTATTCTTGATTGGATTCCTTGCCTTGCTACAGGCGATACTCGTCAATGGACTATGCAGTTAATTGCTGTAATAGTGGCTTTATTAGCTGGAAATCAAAAATGAACGAAATACTATCCCATATTCTTACTGGAAAAGATAACAAAACTCATGACATTGCACGTTGGGCGTGGATGCTTGGGTTTTTGGTTGTTGCTGGTTCTGCAATTTATTTAATCTATTCTGGCAAAGAAATTAGTCTTACAGAATTGGCTGGCGCCCTTGGAATTGTTTCAGGTTCAGGGGCCGCATCCGTAGCCGGAAAACATATGGCTGGTGCTGAACCAGAACAACAATGATTCCTTATGCAAGTTACATCAAAATTGGTTTATCTATCCTATTTATATGCGGTGTCTTTTTCGCTGGCTGGCATACTAGGGATAGGGATTTTACTATTTACAAAGACCAGGTCCGTATTGCGGCAGAAAAGCAACAAGCGGAAAATGAATCAATCAAGAAGCAACAAGAAATAACCACTAAAGGAATCCAAGATGAATATGATGCGAAATTGGCTTTGCTACGCCAGTATTATGCTAACGGGGTGCGCCAGCCAACCAGTACCGGTGCAATGTCCGGCCTTTCCTCAACCACCAAACTTTCTGATGCAATCGCCGCCTACAATCAACTTGCTTCCGACTGCGCCATCACAACCTTACAAACCGTGACCCTTCAGAAATGGCTGACTGAACAAATGAGTATTAAATGAATAATGACCAATTAGTTGCTTTAGGTCTTGACCAAAAATGGTTAGAACCGTTACAGAACACGTTTGATAAGTACGACATTAGTACCCCAGAAAGACAAGCGGCTTTTATAGGGCAATGCCAACATGAATCTAATAATTTTAGAGTATTGGAAGAAAACCTTC